CACGCGTTTAGAGATGAAACTAAAAATAGTATATTTAACCTAGCAAAAATCTACGAACAGATTGATTATAACCAAGACTTGCGTAATACTAATACTGTAACGCAGGGCAGTTTTCAATGGGTAAACGGTGTACCTGACACGAATGTAGTGTTTATGCCTAGCCCTCAAGGTAGATTTAAGGTATCTTGGATACCGGGTATGCATTTGCAAAATAAGCATATAAGTAAAAACGGTATTAAATATCCAGCTAACGAGCATATTGGTGCATTTGGTTGTGATAGTTACGATATTTCAGGAACGACTGATGGCAAGGGCTCTAAAGGCGCATTACACGGCTTAACTAAGTTTACAATGGAAGATGCGCCACCTAGTACATTCTTTTTAGAATATATAGCTAGGCCTCAAACAGCGGAGATATTTTTCGAAGACGTGCTTATGGCGTGTGTCTTTTATGGAATGCCTATACTTGCTGAGAATAACAAACCTAGATTACTCTACCACTTTAAGCGTAGGGGCTACAGGGGTTATTCGATGAACCGGCCTGACAGATTATGGAATAAGCTTTCCGTAACTGAAAAAGAAATTGGAGGTGTTCCAAACTCAAGCATGGATATGAAGCAGTCACACGCTGCGGCAATAGAGATGTACATCAATGACCACGTTGGTCAAATAACTGAGGGAGAATACGGTACAATGTATTTTAATGACACATTAAATGACTGGTCTAAATTTGATATAAACAACCGGACAAAATATGATGCCGCTATCAGTTCTGGACTTGCTGTTATGGCTTGCCACAAAGATTTATACAGACCCGTCGGGAAACAACAAAAAACAAAATTAAACCTAAAGATTGCCAGATATAATCAAGAAGGTTATAATTCAACAATAATAAAATAGTATGACTAAGCCAACTTCAGGTAATTACTTTCCAAGTCAAGTAGCTAGCGACCAAGAAAAAATGTCATTTGAATATGGCTTAAAGGTTGGGCGAGCTATACAAAACGAATGGCTTTCTAAAAACAACGGGGCTGACAGTAGATATAATAGCAACCAAGATACTTTCCATAACTTAAGGCTATACTCTAGAGGTGAGCAGTCTATACAAAAATATAAAGACGAACTATCGATTAACGGTGATTTGTCTTATTTAAATTTAGACTGGAAGCCCGTACCTATATTATCTAAGTTTGTAGACATTGTAGTAAACGGTATTGCTGATAGATCGTTTGATGTTAAAGCTTATTCACAAGATCCGTATGGTGTAGAAAAGCGCACTAAGTATATGGAGTCCATAGTGAGAGATATACAAACAAAAGATCTTAACGAATATGTAGAACAAGAGTTTGGCATTAATCTTTTTGAAAACGATCCAGGTAAGCTACCCACTTCTCAAGAAGAGTTACAGTTACACATGCAATTAAGCTATAAGCAAGGTGTTGAGATTGCTGAGGAAACAGCTATAAACACGTTACTTGATGGTAATAATTACGATTTAATTAAAAGAAGGTTATATCACGATTTAACAACCATTGGTATTGGCGCAGTAAAAAATACGTTCAACATATCAGACGGTATAAAAGTTGATTATGTTGACCCCGCTAACATGGTTTATTCATATACAGAGTCACCGTATTTTGATGACATTTATTATGTAGGGGAAATAAAAAGCGTAACGCTTACAGAGCTTAAAAAACAATTTCCTGATTTAAAAGAAGAAGATTTAAATAAAATAAAATCTCAGGGTAATAACTCTTCGAATACATCTTATAGTTCTTCCAGTAACAATAATAATTACGACAACAACACCGTTCAAATTTTGTATTTTAATTACAAGACGTATATGAACGAAGTGTATAAAGTTAAAGAAACGTCTACAGGCGCATCTAAAATTATTGTTAGAGACGATCAATTTGATCCGCCTATAGAAACTTTTGAAGCTGAATATGGTAGATTATCTAGATCTTTAGAAGTTTTATATGAAGGTGCTTTAGTTTTAAATACCGACATACTTCTTAATTGGTCTATGGCTAAAAACATGATGCGACCAAAGTCTGACCAAACAAAGGTTAAGATGAACTATAGCATTGTGGCCCCCAGAATGTATAAAGGACGCATAGAGTCTATAGTTAGTAGATGTACCGGTTTTGCTGATATGATACAGCTTACGCATTTAAAGATGCAACAAGTGCTTTCTAAGATGATGCCTGATGGTGTTTATATGGATGCTGATGGCCTTGCTGAAATAGACTTAGGTAACGGAACAAACTACAACCCGCAAGAAGCGCTTAACATGTACTTCCAAACAGGTTCAGTTATTGGGCGCTCATTTACACAAGAAGGTGATATGAACCCTGGTAAAGTGCCTATTCAACCTTTACAAACAGGTGCTGGTGGACAAAAGCTTCAAACGCTTATAGCTACATACAACTATTATATGCAAATGATCCGTGATGTAACGGGTCTTAATGAAGCGCGTGATGGCTCAACGCCTGATTCAAGAGCTTTAGTAGGCGTACAAAAACTCGCTGCGGCAAATTCAAATACAGCTACAAGACATATTCTTGATGCAGGATTATTTATAACAGCAGATGTAGCTGAAGGGTTATCGCTAAGAGTTTCAGATGTATTAGAGTTTAGCCCTAATCGCGAAAACTTTATACAAAAAATAGGGAGCTTTAATGTGGCTATTCTTGAAGAATTAGAAGACTTGCATTTATACGACTTCGGTATTGTTTTAGAATTAACGCCTGATGAAGAAGAAAAAAGCAGGCTAGAAAATAATATTCAGACTGCACTTTCAGCGGGTCTAGTAGATTTAGAGGATGCTATTGATATAAGGGAAGTTAAAAACCTTAAGCTAGCTAATCAATTACTTAAAGTACGCAGAAAGCAAAAACAAGAGCGTGATCAAGCTATGCAACAGCAAAATATGCAGGCTCAGGCACAAGCAAACGCACAATCGCAACAAGTTGCTGCTCAGGCAGAAGTGCAGAAAGACCAAGCATTATTTCAAACAAAAGCACAGCTTGAACAACTTAAAAGTCAACTTGAACAACAAAAAATGCAAGCTGAGGTTGCTGCTAAGAAAGAGCTTATGGGTCTTGAGTTCCAGTACAACATGCAACTTAAAGGTATTGAGGTTGACGGACAGAAGCAAAAAGAATCAGATAAAGAAGACCGCAAAGACGAAAGAACAAAATTACAAGCGTCTCAGCAAAGCGAATTAATAGAGCAAAGACAAAAACAAACTGGTCCAAAAAACTTTGAATCAGGAGGTAACGACATACTTGGAGGTGGATTCGGTTTAGGTACGTTCGATCCTAAGTAATAATAACAGTATATAATTATATAATATTTTATCATGAGTGAAGAAACCACTAACCCGGTAGCTAACGTCGACGACGATGGCACCATTAAAGTTAACTTAGATGCCCTTCAAAAGCAAAGCGCAAATGAGGTTCCTGTACAAGACGAACCCGCAGTTAGCGAAGAAGTTCAAGCAGAAAACATCGAGCAGCCAACTGAAGAGCCTACCAGAGAAGAAGAGCCCGTTCAAAATGAAGAGCCTGCTCAGGAACAGTTAGTAGAAGAAGAACCTGTATTACAAGAAATTACAGAAGAAGAAATAGAAGAAACTGTTGAAGCGGTGCAGGAAGAGGTTGCGGATGCAATCGAAGAAGCACAAGCAACAGGAGCGGAATTACCTGAAAACATTCAAAAAGTTGTAGACTTTATGAGTGAGACAGGTGGATCACTTGAAGATTATGTCAAATTAAATACTGATTATTCAGCATTAAATGAGGACCAATTGCTTCGAGAATATTATCAAACTGCAAATCCGCACTTAGATAATGAAGATGTAGACTTTTTAATGGAAGATAAGTTTTCATTTGATGAAGACATCGACGATGAAAGAGATATACGCCGCAAAAAAGTAGAGCGCAAACAAGCGCTGGCACAGGCTAAAAACCACTTAGACGGTTTAAAGTCTAAATATTACGAAGAAGTTAAGATGGGTTCTAAACTTAACCCTGATCAACAAAAAGCGGTTGAATTTTTTAACCGTTATAATAAAGAAAGCGAGGAAAATAGTAAGATTGTAGAACGGCAAGTAAACGTTTTTAACAAACAAACCGATCAAGTGTTTTCAGATAAGTTCGAAGGTTTCGATTATCAGGTAGGGGACAAAAAGTATAGGTTTAAAGTTAAAAACGCCGATAAGATCAAAAGTACTCAAAGCGACATTAGCAACTTTACCAAGAAGTTCTTGAATGAAAAGGGAGAAATGTCAGATGCTAAGGGATACCATAAATCTTTATTTACAGCCATGAACGCTGATCAAGTTGCAAAACACTTTTACGAGCAAGGCAAAGCTGACGCGATGAAAAGTAGTGTGGAACGCTCTAAAAACGTTGACATGAGTCCGAGAGGGGCTCACGAAGAAGTTACAACGTCAAACGGGTGGAAAATACGTGCAATAGACAGCGATGACAGTTCTTCTAAATTCCGAGTGAAGTTTAAAAAATAATAATAATCCATTTAAAAAATTATAAAAGATGGCATTAGCAGGAACAGGTGCTGAATTAAATCACCTAACTCCACGTCCAGTAAAAGGACTATTTGGAGACAATTACATCGCTTTAGACACGATGAAGTTTACACAACAGTTTTTACCTGAAGTGTATGAAAAAGAAGTAGAGCGTTACGGTAAGCGTACTGTAGGCGGGTTTTTACGTATGGTAGGAGCAGAAATGCCTATGGCATCTGATCGTATTGTATGGTCAGAGCAAAGCCGCTTGCATATTGCTTATGATAACGGAGTTTCTCAAGATTCTGGGGCAACAATTAGAATACCTGTAGCTGGCAACGACTTTACAGATAAGGACTCTTGTCCAATTGGCCCAGGTATGACACTTGTGGTTTCAAACGGTACAACAACTGAAAAAGCATATGTTGAGGCTGTTACAAATAACGGTAGTAGCCCGGTTACGCACGTGGATGTTGAAATTAAAGTATACGGAGCTTCTGTTACTTTAGCCTCAGCACTACAAAGCGCATCTGCATTAAGCATTTTTGTTTACGGTTCTGAATTTAAGAAAGGATCTGCTGACGGTGGTACTTCTTTAGACGCTAAATTTAAAAGCTTTGAAAACAAGCCTATTATCTTACGCGATAAGTATCGTGTAAACGGTTCTGATGTTGCTCAAATCGGTTGGGTTGAAGTTACTACCGAAATGGGGACTAGCGGTTACTTATGGTACTTAAAGTCTGAGCACGAGGCTCGTTTACGTTTTGAAGACTACCTTGAAATGTCTATGGTAGAAGCTGAAAAAGCAGGTGCTACAATAGCTCCTGGAATTGAAGGTTCTGAAGGTATGTTTGCTGCTATTGAAGATCGTGGTCTTATTTATAACGACTCTGATTTTGATGGCGCTGGTGGCTTAGGGCAGTTTGATGATATTCTTGCGGAATTAGACAAGCAAGGTGCTATTGAAGAAAACATGCTTTTCTTAGACCGTCAAAAGTCTTTAGAGATCGATAACATGTTAGCTGCTCAGAATTCTTACGGTGCTGGTGGTACTTCTTACGGTGTATTTAACAACGAAGAGGATATGGCACTAAACTTAGGATTCTCTGGTTTCCGTCGTGGTTCTTACGATTTTTACAAAACAGATTGGAAATACTTGAACGATTCTACCACTCGTGGTTC